ACATTCTTTTAACGTCATACAGCCGACTTGGACGGACCTCGGACTTAGAGGCCAGATGGAGACAGGTAGTCGTTCGTGGGGAGAAGCTGCTCAAACTCCCTTACCATGTCGTTGGGATCCACCTTACGCTTGCGGAACTGAAGCCGAGGATTAAGAACAAAGTCCTTAATGAAGCCCTCCTCTAACTCCAGTTGTGTGGAAACGTCTACCCCGAAAGCTCGGCAAACGTCAACTCTTGCACCATCGTCGATCGCTAAAAACGATGGGGGCAGCTTGTACTGCTTTAGGTCCTCATCCCAGTGTGGTAGCAAAGCGGTCTGAAAACGCTCCATCTCGTAGGTGTCCGTGGGACCCGACATCCGTACGACTACATAGCCGGAGTTATCAATGGCGCCAATGTGACTCAACATTGAATGGGATACTCTCGACAACACTGGGTGGTTTGGGTAACTACAATACACACCGACCAAGGAGGCCACCAGCTGTTCACCAAGCAACCGGTTTCCTTCCTTGTTCACTACTGCCGCCAGCCTCGATAAAGCCCTCACGGGGTCAACCAAGCAGACTGCACTACCATCAGGGGCGAAGCTGAGGGTAGAGTGACAGTATTCCTCCTCGCAGGAGTCTCTTGCAACAGAGTACTCCCACTTCATGCCGAAGACCTTTGGTATGACGGCTTCGCAGCACGAGGTAAAGGCAGCAATGTCGCGATCTTCCATAAAAACGAGAGAGTCATCCCCATCGCACAAGATCTCAATAGAGATTCCTGTGAGACGGGATATGGTCCTCATTATCATGATGTTGATAACGCTGTTGCCGCCGCCCGTGTTGTATGTGCCTGACATTCTTGTACCTACGGCCCGCCAACGCATGCCACCTGAGGTGACGCGGTTGATGAGCTGCCGGTCAAGATGCCGCCTCTCAATGTGAGAGGCTGCCTCCCAGAAGTCATGCTCAAGGGTGAGAACGTGGGTGTGGACATGGGAATCGAACTTGCTGAAATCGCCCAGCAAGCACGCAACTTTCTTGAAGCTGCTGCGTTTCAGACCCCAAACTTCGGCGCGCCTGTGATTAGTCATACCCTTGCTGCAGTCGGGCGTGCCACTTGGGCCACTGCCGGGCCCCGCTAGGTAGCGGTGCTCAACAGGACCCAAGTGCTTGGCAAGCTCGACGTTCACACAGGGTTGTGCAAACTGAATCATCCTTGGCGCCTTTGTTAGGGCGACTTCCTCAGAGTATTTATCACACTTGACGAAGCCTTTTAACTTAATAGGCAGTTCCCCCAACCTCTGAGATTCGTTAATGGAGCGAACGAGTCGTTCTCGTTTGGCACCTGTGAACTTGGTGACGTATGTGGATACATCACCAGGCTCGCACTTACCAAATTTGGCGACCCAATCACGTAGCACTTCACGCGCTACAGCCAAAACACCGCACTGGGTGTAGCTTCCGTAAACTAAACGGTCTCCTCCTATGAGTTTCGTGCCATTTGGTGTATGTGTCAGCCAGGCCGGGGCTGGGTTGTTGTCTACCAAATGACGTGCAGTAAGTCCAATGAAGATGTTGTATGGACATTGGTGGTGTGTGTATATAGTCTCTAGCGCTGGGTGTTTAAAGAGATCACAAGTCCAAGCAGTATGCTTGTGGTCTCCACTGTACCCTTCCAGGTGGTGTCCTGGGGCGAGCCGGCCTTGCGAGAGAGGAGTACATACTCCCTCGCGGCGCCACCCCTATCCGGCTAGTTTCAGGTCCTTCCAGACCCTCCCGTGGAAGTTCGTGGAGAACAGGTGGTAAGCGGACATGGCGAGAATTCCACACCCAGAGGCTGCGAGCAAACCCCGCTGGCTGAGACCAGTGAGTTTGCTTGCAGTCTCCCCAACTGCTCTAGTGATGGCAGCGACTGGATTGATCACATCCAGGGCATTTCCAACACTCGATCCCTCCACCGCGGCGTGAGCTATTGTTGCCGCTCCGATCGTCACCCCCGCGCTGGCTACGACAGCGCTGGCACAGTCCGCGGACAGTGGATTCTTCACGTTCTGCGCGGACCGACTCAGGGCCTCTCTGGTCACTGCCAGGAGACCTGTGCCAGCGTTGCGGTTCTGCAGTACCCGCGTGATGAGAGACCCGCTATTAGAAATAACGAGCCTCTTGTTGTTCATCACCGCGTTGTAATGCGCAGCCGCCTCGCTGAACTCCAAGTCGGTCATCGGCTTCAGAACGCCGAGCTCAACCCCGGAGGCGTGTCGTACACCCTCTAGGTAGCTTTCCAACCACGTGTCCACCCCGTTACGGGCGATTTCCCTGTCTGTGAGGTCCATGCCCTCAATCAGCTGGAGCGCGGTGTTCTTCGCTCTCAGGTATCTCGCCTCACTGCCGGGCATTCCGACGATCTTCATCTTTATGCGCCTCTCCGCGCTAGCCAGAAACTCCCGAATCTCAGTATCGCGTGCAGCGATCTCAGCTGCAACTCTTTGAGATTCCACCACGGCCGCCTCCCTAGCGACCCGCTCTTCCAAACACTTCTCCTGCTCCTCCGTCAAGATCACACCATCCCGGTACTTCTTATCCTTAGCCGGGACTGCCTTGAGCCCTCCTAACTGACGCCTCAGCTCAGCAGGCGTCGGCAACAGATCGGTCCGCTGTTTAACAACGGGCGCTGCTGCTTTCAGCTTGCCTTGGCCGGCTTTCAGCTCCAACTCAAAGCGTGTGGGAGGCCTCACTGCCTCAACTGCTGCCCTCGGCGGTGGGGGCGCCTGCGGTGCTGTAGGCCCCACATGCACAACGACGGGAGGCGGGCGTACAGCTCGTGTAGCTAGCCCCCCCGTTGTCCCTGTGGGGTATATAACCCGAGACTCCACCCCCCTACGACCTCCTCTGAGGCCACCGTTTGGCTTGTTTCTCCTCCCTGGTCTAACCTCAGTCCTGCGCGCCGGGATTACATAGCGACCTCCCGCGCCTGTTCTGCCTGTGCGTGAATTCGGGGATACCCCAGGACCAGCCATAATTG